ACTTGGGTCGTTGGTGAACCCCCAATCTAAGGCATGGGAGATGAATTTGGCTCTCTCTGGCACCTCATCGACTATCTCGAACGAAGGGAAGATTGCCGCCACGTTCGTTCCTCGCTCACCCAGTCCATAGATACGCCAGTAGTTCTCGTCTGTGAGTTGGAGTCGCTCAATCTCCTTAATGGTGGTCGCATCGAGGAATGGGTTGTCACGGTATGTCGTTTTGAAGAAATCGCAATCGTCTCGAACTAAGACTCGGTCGTATATCCAAGAGAAGTAGTCGCTCGGGTTGTAATCGAGCACGACGATATCTGTCGTTCTTAAAATTAGTTGTTGATAGTCCTCGTAGGTGAGCTCATTGGCCTCATTTATGAAACACAGATTTCTTTTACGGCCTCGAATTTTGGCGGGCTGGTCCACAGAAATGAATTCGATTAAGTTACCGAAGAGTCGATACTGACAAGAACTCTTGTTATGGTGAGCTTCGGAGTACCAACCTTCGGTTTCTAATATCTGTATGAAGTCTCGCATCACTGAAGCTCGTAGACTCGGCATCGTTTTTCTTACGATAGTCAAAACCCATCCAGCATTCTCATTCTCTAGACACCACGTAATGATAACCTGACACAGAGAAAATGTCTTCCCACTCCTTGTTCCTCCTTGGTGCACTTGAATCCGAGCACTGCTCCCGATGGAATCGTAGTAGGTTTTCGGTTGCTTTAGGCTAATGGCAGACATTGGCGTGTGGGTGGTTTACCTTCGATTGTAGCGACTATCGGTGCTTTCACGTATACTTGTGGCGAATGGAACCGTTGTGGCTCTTCTCTGATACTCAGGCAATTACAAATCGATGTGAAACCTGTGGAGACTTGCAAGTTTTTAACCTTCTTTAACCTCCTCCGTTGTAAACCAACTTGGTTTCTTGTTCGGTGTGGTAATGGTCATCTCAGTGCTCTCCACGAACCCACGTCCACGGCCTTTCGTCTTCAGGAGGAAGATGGTCGCGGCTACGTTTCCATCGTCGATGAGCTTGTGAAGCTTCGATTCCGCAAAGTCGAGAACCACATCATTGAGCTCGTTCACTGATGAGCGAAAGTCGTCATCCGTCTTCAACCACTCATAGAATTGGGTTCGGCTCAGGTCTGCTGATTTGCAAGCCGTCGTTACCACGCCAAGGGATTTCTCTAAGGCTTTGAGGATGGCCTGCTTCTTCAATTTGCTCATTGGATATCGTGTCTAGTAATTATTTCGGTTCAGTGGAAGACCTAGCTCCTCCGCCGCGAAATTGATATGCTTTTGGGTCGTCACGCTCCACCAACCCAATTGAGTTAATTCGTGGTCGTTGATTCTAGCGACCTTGGTATCGTAGCTATACACGTTCAAACCATCATGGTGAAGATTTGCTTTATATTTCCTAAAGGTTCTCATCTCGTCAGGGTTAAGAATTCAGCTCTCACTTCTGGTTCGGATTCGAACACGCCTCTCAGTGCAGATGTCCGTGTCTTGGTGTTCGCTTTCCTCACTCCTCTCATTGCCATACAGAGGTGTTCTGCTTCCAGTACCACGCCAACACCTAACGGGTCAAGCTCTTCCATGAGTCGAGCGGCTACCTGTTCCGTAATGCGCTCTTGGTTCTGGAAGCGACGTGAATACGTCTCCAGCGTTCGAGCGAGCTTGGAGAGCCCCACGATTCTCTTGTTTGGGATGTAAGCGATATGAGCCTTCCCGAAGAACGGGGCGAGGTGGTGTTCGCACAAGGAGTAGAAAGGAATGTCAATTTGAACTATCATTTGCGAATGTCCTTCGCTATCGAATGTCGTAAAATTGAATTCTGGTGGAGAAAGAAATTCATTTAGGAACTTGATGTATCTCTTAGGAGTCTCGACCAGACCTTCCCTATTGCCATCATCGAAGGCCTGTATCACTCTTCTCATGTTCTCCTCCGCATCTTGCTCTCCGGACTCCTCCCACGGGAACTTCAGCCATTGGTCGCCAAGCTTCGTGTCTGTCAGCTTATCATAGAGAGCGAAGAATTGCTTCTCTGGGTATCTGTCCAGCCATTTCCGACGTGTTGTTCCACTATCGATAAGGTCGTCCAGTAGATGGTCGGCTTCTTCTGGACTGGCGGCACGTTGGTGGGCAGGCAGTCTGTTCATGCAGTGCTGACCACCTCGAGGGATTCCATAGAACTTGCCAGCCGGTAGCTTCTTAATTCTTTTGTCGATATCAGCAAAGCTGATTTCTAGGGTTCGGTTGAGTATTAACATTAGAGGACGGCCCAGAGTTTATGGTCTTGAACGGACATTCTCCACTTGGGATTGTCTAGGCAGAGTTGAACACAATGCTTCAGATTCTCCGTATTGATATCGAACCCGTCCGAATGTGGAGACAGGTAGTAGGTGTCAGCGGTTATGGACGGCACGGGTATGCCTTGGCCTTTGTGGCGAACGTATCGCAGTTCGCTGATGTGGTCGAAGTTCTTCTTCACTACGTGTTCCGCAACCTTTGGAGAGACTACGACATAGTCTAAGCCTTTGGCCACAGGAAACAGACCACTGGTTTCTATACATTGATAATAACCTTCCGCCTTAAAGAAAGCCGCAACCTCATCCGTGATGCGGTCTGCTGGTTCTCCGCCCGTCCAGATAATGTTCTTGCACGTAGGAGCCAAGTCCTTCACTTGCTGGAGGAGAGCTGTCACTTCCGTTTCGATACCCGATTCGAATTCCGTGTCGCATCGTATGCCTAAGGCATAACAGGCATTCTTTGCCTTGCAACCTTGGATTCGTATAAAGACGTTGGCGGTGCCAGTTCGTTCTCCCTCACCTTGGAGAGAGTAGAAGATTTCAGAGATTGGAAGTGTCATAAATAACGGTTGAGGATTTGGTTTCTGCCAGTTCGATACGGGTCAGTGGTAAGCCGGTTTCATTCTTAATTCGAGTCGCAAGCCACATGGCAAGATTCTCGCAGGAGGTTTCGAAGGGCAGGGATTCATAGGGCTCGTTTGCCAAGTCGAGCATCCCACAAAGGTCGTCCCATTCCGCCAGTAGGAACTTGTGGTCATATTCCTTAATGATAGGTTCGGCACCTGCATCCAAATCTGAGAACAGGCACGTGACCCCGTTGGAGTCGATGTCGGAAGGCTGGTATTTGAAATGCAGTACCACGTCGTAGGTATGGCCATGAATACGGCCACACTTCTCACCAGCCCCTTTATTCCTGTGGGCGGCATAGAAGTGATAGGTCTTCTTAATTATCATAGGTCGTTGGGTCTGTTAGGTTATTTCGTTCAAACGCTTTTCGTCTCATGTAGCACGGGCCGCACTTGCCGCAATGGTTCTCACCATCGTTATAGCAAGACCACGACAGGTGAATCGGACTGTCGTACTTGAGTCCGAAGGTAACAATCTCCCTCTTCATTAGCCCACCCAATGGATTCCGGACCTCCACCTTGTATCCGTTGTTGACCGCACCCCAAAGGCATTTGTTGAAGTCTAGGATAAACTGCTCTTCGTTGTCTGGGTAGGCACCAGCTTCCTCTAGGTTGTTTCCTAGGTAGATATATCCAAAGCCATTGGCCTCCGCATAACTCGTCGCCAAGGCGAGCATTAGGAGGTTTCGGGCAGGTACCCAATCTAAGGCGTACTCCACCGCTTTCTCTCCACCTTCAATGGTAGTAGATTGGTGCAGAGTCGAAGTGCCTGCAAACGGCCGGAAATCGATAGGTACCACCACGCTCTCCACTTTCAAAGCCTTCGCTATCTGTCCAATGGCACCTATTTCTTTGTCTGTCGCTTTGCACCCATAGTCGAAATGAAGAAGTCGAATCTCCTTGTGTTGGTCCTTTGCGAAGCCCGTGACGGCGGTGCTATCCAATCCGCCAGAGCATACGACAAGAGCTCGGTCGGGTTGGTTTCTCTTTAATGGAATCGATATCTGCTCTCGAAGGTCGTAACATGAGTACGGCTCGACACGGTGAGGCTTGCCGGGCAAATGTCTTTCAAGTGACGAGAAGAATAACTCTCCACCCCGTTCAATCCACCAGATAGGTTTATAATTACACGCCAGCCATATACGTCCGTCGGGATGCAGTACCGCAATCGCATACGAACCTCGAATGGCCTCAAGTGAATCTGCGAATCGAGAAAAGCTTCCAAATCGGAGTACACGGGTCAGGACTGACGAATCGATTTCTCCTTCGGGATTGCCAAGCTCCATATCGTTGGCGATGGTTCCGTTGTGAACCAATTTAATCCCATCGATGCCGAAGGGTTGATTCGTGTTGGCGTACTCCACCTCGTTCGTTGGTGTCGCTCGGTGGTTGGCTATCCAAGAGCCAGCGTAGTTGGAGAGGCCAGAGTAATCTCTTCCCCTATCCATTGAGAGTTGGAATACGTCATTCGCGTATTCGTTGAAAGTGGTTCCGCCGAGTATTGAGCACATCAGAGTTCTTGTTCTACGTATTCTGCAAATTTAATCCACGAAGCTAGGTTCTGTCTATCGAGTTCCTTGTGGTGTACTTTCACTCGGGTGTCTTTGTTCCTTATGAACTTAATTCCTCTCCCAGTAAAGGGCATGAGATAACCATATCTTCCTCCGCTGGTCCAGCTCGATGAGTCCACAGAGTCGAATTTGATTTTAGGTAGCCATCGAGTGGAGGTGAATCCCAATCCATGAGTCTTTGCTCCGTGCTGGCGAGCTACATGGATGAAGTGATTTATCTGTGCAAAATTTCTCTGCTTGAGTCCGTCTGTGATAAACGCTCCGAAGCAGACATAGTCATATTCTTTAACCATCTTCAACCAACCATCCCAGCCACGATTCATGTGCCACACCGGCATCGATTTCCATCCTACCCGTTCCTCGAGCCTATCCCGAAGCCTTTCGACCTCTTTCAACCCGAGAATCTTATCTACATCAATCTCAACATAGTTCTTGATTCGATGCTTCTTAACGAAGTCGGCGTATTCATCCACGTATTGATTCCAATCCATCGTTGCCGCGATAGACTTCTTGCTAGTCAGGAAGGTAAAGACACCAGAGTCTAGGATGAAGTCCTTACTCTTAGGAACGGACCAAGCCTTCATATTCTTGACATCAAAATAACTCGACAAGATGTATGGAGGGTTCATCTCGTAAGACCATGGAGCCTTCTTGTCTAATGCGGCTAGGAATAGCTTCATTCGATTCCGAGTAAGGTTGCGATGATTTGCTCTCGTGTTCCATCCCTTGCTTCGAGTGCCTCCTTAACTCTGTCGCCTATGCTTTCCTCATAGGTTAATTGGATGGATGTCGTTGGGTCTTCGCCTTCCCGTGTCTCAAAGAAGTCATCGAGATTAACCTCTTCGGGATTCCAGACACTCATGCCCCAATCGAGCAGGTCCTGCTCATCCCACTCGTTGGCTAAGACATCCCAATCCCATTCACCGAACCCGACATTATCCTTAATGATGAATTCTTTCTTACGCTCTTCTGTCCATCCCGATACAACCACGCAAGGAACCTCATCGAGTCCAGCTTCCACACAGGCACGAAGCCTCATGTTACCGCCCAGAACGATATTGTCTTCATCCACTACCAGCGGTCGTAGGTCTAACATCTCTGGAAAGGCCTTAATGCTCTTGACAAGCGATAGGAATTTCTCTTCTCGTATGGTACGAGGGTTCGTAGGGTTGCCTCTTAGTAGGGAGGTCTTAATCGTTTGCTTCTTCACAAGAGTTATTGAATAAAAATGTTAGGTCCTCCAATAGGTTACGGACGCAAGGACTACATCGAGAAAACTTTCGGCGCGGTCTTGAACTTCGATTCCAGATATCCAGAGCAATTCGTTGGTCGGTGGACGTGACTAACTGTTGAGTCTTCCATCCAGAGAAGTGTTTGGTCCATAAGAGCTTATCGTCTTCGCTCATCTTTGCTTCCTTAAACGGAAATCGAGCGTTCAATGCCTTGCGACGTTCTTCGCATCCGCAATCGTCTCCGACTATGGCTTCGACAAGGGATTTCACTCCAGACACCCGAGCGACTGTCTCTACGACATCACCAAGGCCTTTCGGTGTATTTTTTTTTGATTTCTTCACGGGTTCTTTTTAAGGCTTTGAACAAGGTGGTGCGACTAATTCCTGTCTCAGCGGATAAACTATTCAGAGAGTGGCCGTCGTGATAATAGACCTTTGTCACCATCCTATCGAAGTAGGGCAGTTCCTTGAGCTGGTCGTCGACGTACTGCAAGAGCTCGTCTCGAGCCTGTTGGTCGGGTAGCGTATCCTCAAACCAGCTATTGATATCTGGTGTCGCCCGTCGGATTCGCTCCGCGTGCTTCCTATATTGATAATGATAAGGGCTGGTAGAAGAGTTGTATTGATTCATCATCATACGGGCCAGCCAATACTTGAGCTGTCGGCGTGTAATGAGTCCATGAATCTTCTCTCTGGAGGCCTCATAAATAGAGACGAGGCAGATGTGAAGGAGGTCTTCCCAATCTGGGTGTCTTCCTTTCGTAATCGTCCTCGACATTTCGGCGAGGGATTCATATTCTTGCTTTAGATATTCATCCAGCACGAAACCAAAGGTAGGTACCAAATACCTTTGATTCTATAAGAGCTCCGAAACTTTCGAGCGATACAAGGCTGATAGTGCCACTATCTCATCCAGAGGCCACTTGCGTACTTGGTTACCTTCGAAAGTGAGTTTATCCGCCGTCCCCTCGCCGTATACCGCATCTAGACGCTTTGCGAAGAGGTGCTGATGCCCTCCGTTGGTCATATTGCAGTGCTTACATTGAGGCTTGACATTCAACGGCTCCCATCGGATGGAATACTTTGCACGGGTCTGGAAGTGGCCAGCATCGACTTCCTTCCAGTGCTTCTCCTTGCCGCAAGTCCAGCACGAAACCATCCCTCTATGGTCAGCCCCCGACAAGCGAACCCATTGTGAGAACGCTTTATCGAGGGCCTTAATAGCGCGACTTCGCGTCGCCATCTAACCTATATGGATTTCACTCAGTCTGGTTCCTGAGTTGTTTCCGCTTCCGAAGGAGAGTCTTCTGGCCATATTCCAATCGCTTGTAGAGATTCTTTGTCTAGCAAGATAGGTTTGAATACGTCCTTGTCATAATCCGCAGAGGCCCTCCTACCCGAGGTCGATGTATACTCCACTCGGTTCTGCTCTTCCAGTATACGAGCTCGGTACTCTCCCTCGTACTTTCGAAAGGCATCCAAGAGCTCTCGCTCGCGAAATGTCCCGAAGAGGTCTTTAACCAGCTTGCCGCGCCGAAGCCATAGAAAGACGAGAGCTACCTCCTCCATCTTCAGAGCTGGAAATTCGTCTATCAGAGAATCGCAAGCGTCCAGAACTTGCTCTTGGTTGTCGAAGGTGTTCCGGCATCCTAACGCTTTGACCAAAGCAAACAGACTAGCCGCAAGCCAAGCCCGTATCACAGGCTGGTCAGCTCGCAGGGCGGAGATTAGGTTCGTGCCATCCCTCCAAGCCTTTTCGGGCGTGAGGTCCTTTGTGACTAGCCGTGCTTCATCCCTCGTCCCGATTAGCCCAAGCGACGAAGGTGTCAGCGTCTGGTTTAAGGCCAGAGACTTTCTGTTTATTGTCGAGCTTAAAGATTCCTTGATATCCATTTGCGATTGATTGATTTATCATTTCTATCGCGACCCCAAGGTCGCCGTTACTTTCCTTCGAGAGTTTATGGAGAGCACCTTGCTCACCTCTCTCTGTGTATTTACGTATACCACGCTCCCGTCTGTCCTTTTTCCAGAGCTCCCAAACCTGTTTGAAAGCATCATCTTCCCATGGGTA